AGCTCAGTGGCCAGAGCAGGACTCTTACAAAGTCAAGGCCGGGGGTTCGACTCCCTCCACATCTACACCGGCAGCCACACTTACTTAGGAGTCAATACGGGAAACCGTTCGGTGTGGTCCTAAGCGGCCAAGCGTACCCAGCCGTTGCTAGAGAGGGGCGCATTTCAGTCTGTGGGAAAGGTGGCAATCCGCTTGTTTTGGAAACAAGAGACCGACAGTTCGAATCTGTCCAGACTGACTGAGTGTCTAGCGTATTCAATGGGGAAGGTAAGCGCCCCCCAACACTCTGATGACGGTGGATTGACGAGGGGCGGCTGCAACCTCCTTGAAAGTGGTGTCACTCCACCGTGCATTGGTGCCCTAGCTGAGATGGATTAGCGCTGTGCTGAAAACGCAGATAGGGGGGTTCGATACCCTCGGGTACCACCATCTCCAGCCAGGGGCGTTGCGGCATACTCAGCGCCCCCAGATACAGACGGAGCGACCATTGCCGTGGTCCCGTCGCTGGAGACATGAGTCCTTGGTCTACTGGCTGTGGGTGCTTCGCTGCAAACGAAGAGGTGTGAGTTCGATTCTCACAGGACTCTCTGGGGGCCGAACAGCAGGTAAGGACCGTGGTAGGCAGATAGCTGGTTTCGCACTGACGGTTGCCCCCTACAATTGGTGACATAGTGTACTGGTCTGTGCACGCAACCCTGTCAAGGTTGAAGTCGGAGTTCGACTCTCCGTGCCACCGCCATGCTGCGTTGGGGGAACGGTAGACCCAGTGGCCTTTCAAGCCACCGCCCAGTGCATTACGGGTTCGAATCCCGTACGCAGTGCTAGAATGCCTCTCTAACTCAACGGCAGAGGGCGGGCCTTTTAAGCCCAGAGGTCTGGGTTCGAATCCCAGGGGAGGCACTCATGGATTGCGGCAACTGCGGCAAGCGATACGACCCCAACACAACGGGGTGGAAGTGCCCCCACTGTGGGCACAAAGACCACTGCTGTGGTTAACGATGCGGTATCCCAAGGCGGGACACATCTCTCTGAAAGATGATGGCTGAGGTTCGAATCCTCTTACCGCTACTGGGTGGACTCAAAGACTCGGGGATACCCGAAGGGGAATAGGTTCACCCAACATTCCAGGATGGCCGATTGGCAAGGCGACAAGCTGTTAACTTGGAAGATGTGGGTTCAAATCCTACTCCTGGAGCCAACGAAGAGTTTGCCTTCACACAAGAGGACCCCCGAAAGGGGGTCCTCTTTGCGTTTCATACCGATAGCAACTCGTAGGGTATCAGCTCACGGAGAGTAACAATTGGTCAACTCAGCGTGTCCGATAGCCCCTGTTAGCGTTCTGGAACGAACACTTCGTCGCCTTCAACCAGCCATCCGTCAGCGCCCCCGTTCCAGATGGAGTACTGGAGCATGTAGAGGTGGGGCATCTGGTTCGGGAACATGCGAGCTACCACGTCCCTGGGCGACTCTCCAGCCTGGAGCGTAGTGACACGCCCCTTCTTGTTGGGCACCACGATCCTCTCCAGCGTGTCCCAGTCAACCGGGTTCGCATGGAGAAGGACGTTGCTCTTGTGCACGTCCCCATAGACACGACGAGCAACACGCTGTGCATCATCGCCAGGGTTCAACAGGTACAGGCCATCGTTGACGTGCTCAATCATGTGCAGAACACTACCACTAACGGTGTAGCTCGGTCAACGATCAGTGCTTCTCGTTGATGTATGGGGGGCACGCATCGCCAACGACGTAGCGGACGTGCCACGGCTCGCTGGTGCTCTCGTAGGAGAAGCCGAAGCGATGGATGTTGGCCTCCAACCAAGCACGGTCAGCTGCGTTGAGGCTCGTGGCACTCTCGGGGCGACCGATGGCGAGGTCGCAGGCAAGGCCCAGACCGTGGTTGCTGGTGCCTGGAACAGCCGCCGTCGCTGGGTAGCGGGGCTGACCGTTGGGGAGCGTGCCGATGACCTTCTTGCGCCAGTAGCTGGTGCTCGGGTTCAGGAGCTTGTGAGTCCCCTGCTCGGCCTTCCAGGTCTTCCTACGGGTGCTGGGAGTCACGAGGTACGTGGCGTAGCTGATCTTCTCGTAGCGGGAGATGAACAGGTTGTACTGCTGCTGCCAGGTACGGTAACCGCCGCCGAAGGTGAAGGACAGCACTCGCCCGGTGTCCTTGAGGAACTCCTTCTGCATGACTGCGTACCAGTCAGCAGGGGTAGCGAGCATGGAGGTCTTGGTGCCGATGGGCTTGAGGAGGGCGGGGTCCAGGTCCCCGTTCGACTGGTTCTGTAGCTCTGTCGGCATCTTGACAGGAACGATGAGCATTGCCATGTGATGAAGTCTCCTTGGATGAAGTAGGACTCCATCTTGCCACAAACAGCAGAGAGGGGGAGGCCAAACGGCCTCCCCCTCTCTAGTATGACCCCCTTCCAGTAGGAGATGAAAGGCTTACGGCCTACGTCGTGCGGTGTGGTTGATGATCAGCGCCAGCAGTCCGAGGAAGGAGAACACGATGGCCAGGTAGATGAGCGTGGAGCCGGAACCTGCCACCGGGATCTTACCGCCAGGCACCGTCGTGGTTGTCGGCAGTGTAGTGGTCGGAGGAGTAGAGACTTCGACGGTCGTCGTGGTGACCTCTGGGAGGGTAGTCGTGGTGTCGATCACTGTCGTGGTCGTGTCCTCCACCGTGGTGGTCGTGTCCTGGACGGTCGTCGTGGTCACTTCCACCGTGGTCGTGGTGTCTTCCACAGTCGTGGTCGTCACCGCTGTCGTGGTCGTGGTCGGCGGCACGTCGGGAGGCGGGCACCTGTCCACGCCAGGCTCTGGGGTGAGCTTCTTGGTGTTGGCCACGATGACCACGGAACGCCCGTGCTTGTCTGAGAAGGCGTCCCCCACCTTCACGTCATCGTCGTCGTCCTTGCCGGTGAGAGCGGAGTTGTCCACCCAGATCGGATTCTGACCAGTCTGGAGACGCTCATCGACACCGGGAGTTCCCACGTACTTGCAGACGTACGACTTGTGCACCTTGTGGTCATCGTCGTGCTTGCTGGCACCTGCGGTGCCCGCTGCGAACAGCGACACACCTGTCAGGAGGGCTGAGATACCTAGGAGTCTGAGTTTCATTTGGTCCTTCTTTCTGAGGGATACTTGGAGCGTACCTGACCGGGGTGGGCGTGTCAATGGTCTTTCTCTAGACCCCGACCTCTTCATCCTGCGGGGCTTGCCCCCGCAGGCCGTCCGTACTGCGAAGCAGTCACTCTAGCACTTCTAGGTGGGGGCTGATGCTCGCTCGCTTCGCTCGCTCACAACTCCTCGCTTCGCTCGGAGGACAGATCAGGGTGTCAGTGCCCAGATTCCTTGTCGGTGGCCCCTCCCCCCTTTCCCCCCTCCCCAAAGGGTAGCGAGAAGGTACCACCTGCCGTCACGCTGTGTCAATGACATGCTACGATGTGTGGGTAAACAGATCGCCTACCAGGGAGAACGTAGTGGCAGCCCGAACACGAAACTACACGATCCAGAAGGGTGAGGTCTGGGAGCGCTTGATCATCATCAAGGACAAGCGCACGCACCGCAAGCGTGTCCCCACAGAGGCCGACGCCACCCTTCTGATCAACTCAGTCAAGTACGTCATCCCCGTGGAGATCACCTCAGAGGGGGGCGTTCTGTTGTCCATGACCGCAGAGAACACCGAGTGGCTGGGTGCCGGTGAGTTCGCCTGGGACATGGTCGCCAAGGTCAGCCGCTCTGCGCTTCTCACCTCCACCCCCATCACTCAGCTCCTTGTCGTGAAGGGCACTCTGACCGTTGAGGATCAGGGCAACCTCACGCCGCTTGAAAGCGATGGCGTAACGACTCCTTTGGTGGCTCTCTGATGTGGGCCGCAGCGACACAGGCAGCTTCTCCCGACGTTGACTCCTCAGTCTTCATCTGGGGTAGTGTCTTCACGCTTCTCGGTGTGTGCGTTACGGCAGTGTTCAGCTATCTCAGCCACCGTGAAGCTAAGATGGCAAACAACGCCGTCAACCACAAGCAGCCTGGCCAGGACCGTCTGTTCGACATGGTGGCCGACACCCGAGACAAGGTTGCTGAGCTGGACCAATGGAGAAGCGAGCGCCTTAGTGTCGATGCCGCTCTTGCCGACAAGCTGGTACATCAGTTCCAGCTGATTGATGACAGGATCGTCCACACTTCTGACCTTCTTTCTCGCAGAGTTACCCGCCTTGATTTGGATAACGCAGTGGCCCATGCAGACTTCGCTAACCGCCTCCATGATGTAGAGTCAAAGATCGACACCCGTCTTCCGTGCGCCATCGCCAATCCGTCAGGAGAGGTTCCGGTGGTAGCGGTAGATCTCACCCTTAAGGAGACCCCATGACCCCGAAGAACCTCGCCCAAGCCATCCCCGCCAAGGTACGACAGTGGGTCTACGGCCTACTTGGTACCCTCATCCCGCTGGAGGTCATCTTCGATGTGATCCCGGCAGGCGTAGAGACCAAGCTCGTCGCCGTGCTGGCCGTGCTCGGTTTCGGTACCGCATGGTCGAACGTGCAGAAGCCTTGACAGGTGTGGTAGTCTAACCGCATGGCACAGCAGGGATCAGGACTCGGTAACTGGGGCGCAGAGCGCTTCAAGGAGAACCTTGGTGCTGGCACCTCTGGGGGCGACGTACGCCACCCCCAGAGGGGTGCCATCGCCGGGGACACCACCCGTCACTACGAGGATGCGCTATTCGGTAGCGGTAGGCCAGAGGGTGCGCTCACCCCTATCTATCAGGAAGCCACCCCCTGGACCTACCCTGACTCCTCTCGTGTTCATGCGTACCAGTACGATCCCGACTCCTCGCAGCTGCGAGTGAAGTTCATCAAGTACGGGACGCCGTGGGTGTACAATGACGTACCCTCTGCGGTGTTCCAGGCGTTCGACGCCTCCCCCTCCAAGGGGACCTACATCAACAGTACGCTCAACTACTTCCCCTACCGCAGGGCAACCGCTGCCGAGATGGTCAACCACTTCGGCTCCGTCTGATCAACCGGAGAATCAATGCTCATCACAATCGGAATCATCAGCGTCATGTTGATGATTGGTGCCTACTTCCTCTTCAAGGACACCTTGAATCGCATCCAGTATCTGGAGACGCTTCGGATCTACTGGATCACCAAGAACAACGGGAAGGGACAGCCCCGCATCACCAGAGCTATCATGCGCACGACCTCAGCCCCCTACTGGCAGGGACGGGGCGTGCAGTTCCGTTTCGGTTCACACACATTCCAGGTAGGAGTACTCACCATGCGAGTGAGCAGCCTGGAGGCACAGATCAGCAACAAGCCCCACGCCTTCGATGGCCTGACCGGCAAGCAGCTTCGCTACAACGCATTCGGTGAGAAGAATGGCCTCTGAGTACAAGGGCGTGAAGAGCGCCGCCCGCCCCATCAACCCCGACCACCTGCGTCGTGCCTCCAAGGTGGACGACAAGCTGATCGGCCCCTACCTAGATGAGATTCTCATCACCATGCACCAGTCCCTAGACGGGTGGCGCTTTGGCAAGACCAGTGCCGAACCTCTCCAGACTTCCCTTGATGCGTTCATTGCCCTCCTCACCGAGGCAGAGAACCGAGGCTTAGCCTGATACCATATCAACTACTATGACTGACGTTGTCGAAGAGACTCCAGAACTAGAAGACTACGAGGACGAATCTAGCCCTCAGTTCATCAACGAACTCATTGAAAAGCTGATCATCTTCGTAGAAGAGTTCTGTGACGTGAAGTTCTTCCCATATCAGACCCCCATTGCCTACTCCATCATTGAGTCGGTCGTCCTCGGTGACGGTGATGAGAAGACCCTGATCGCCACCCGCCAGTCGGGTAAGTCTGAGGTCGTATCGAACGTGATCGCTGGCCTCATGGTCATCCTTCCTCGGCTTGCCGACATCTACCCAGAGACCTTGGGCAAGTTCAAGAAGGGCTTCCTCGTGGGCGTCTTCGCCCCCACCGAGGATCAGGCCGACACCGTGTTCGGTCGTGTCGTCTCTAAGCTGACCAGCGACCACGCTACCGGTCTGATGCTGGACCCCGAGATCGATGACAAGGCCACAGCCGGTGGTGCACGAGGCAAGGGCAAGATCCTGCTCCTCAAGAAGAGCGGCTCCTCGTGCCGTATGCAGACCTGCAACCCGAAGGCCAAGATCGAATCCAAGACCTACCACTTCGTCTTCATTGACGAGGCCCAGGAAGCTGACGAGCAGATGGTCACCAAGTCCATCAAGCCGATGCTCGCCTGGAACCGTGGAAGCATCCTGCTCGGTGGCACCGCTCAGAGGTACAAGAGCTACTTCTACACCGCCATCCAGCGTAACAAGCGCACCGATACGAACCGCCGTGGCAAGAAGCGCTCCCACCACGAGTACGACTGGAAGATCGCTGCCAAGTACAACAAGAACTACGCAGCCTTCATCGCTGACGAGAAGGTCCGCATTGGTGAGGACTCCGACGAGTTCCAGATGTCCTACTGCAACCGCTGGATGCTGGACAAGGGTATGTTCGTGTCTGACGAGCGCCTGGACCGCATGTACGACAAGACCATGCCCATCGTGCAGGAGTGGTGGAAGACCCCCATCGTGGTTGGTATTGACGTGGCTCGTTCGAATGACAGCACTGTAATTACACCCGTGTGGGTAGACTGGGATAGGCCCGACCCGTTCGGGTTCTTCGAACACCGTGTCCTCAACTGGCATGAGATCAACAACGTGGACTGGGAGTCACAGTACTTTGAGATCATCGACTTTCTTCGCAACTACAACGTCATGCGCATTGGAGTGGACGCTCAGGGTGTCGGTGGCGCTGTTGCTGAGCGCCTCCAGATTCTCATGCCCCACATCGAAGTCGTTGCTGTCGGCTCCGATGTCAAGGCCCAGAACGACCGCTGGACCCACCTGACTCAGCTGATCCAGAGGAACCAGC